ACTGGAAATTCTGGGCCAGACAAAACCAGATCGCCCCTGACGGTGTTTGGCAAACGTGGATGGTCCTCGCGGGCCGTGGTTTTGGAAAGACCGAGGCGGGCGCGCATTGGGTGCGGGAACGCTGGCAAAGTGGCGCAATGCAGATTGCGTTGATTGCCGAGACACAAAAAGACCTTGAGGAAGTCATGGTGCCGCGATTGCTGAGCATCCACCCCAAGGACGAACGACCCACTGCACGATTCCGCCCGGTGCGTTTGGTCTGGCCTAACGGTGCGCAGGCGCTCGGATACAACGGCACAGAACCCGGACAGTTGCGCGGTCCCGAATTTGACACAGCATGGGTGGATGAACTCGCCAAATATCGCAGGGCGCGTGAATTGTGGGACATGTTGGCATTTACCATGCGGGCGGGCGACGACCCCCGCGTCATGGTGACGACAACGCCCCGACCTATTCCTGTAATTCGCGAGATTATGCAGGACGCTACCACGGTGGTGACACGAGGCAGCACGTTCGACAATGCTGGCAACCTGCCTGCGGCTTTTCTGACAAAGCTGAAAAAACGATACGGCGGCACACGTCTCGGTCGGCAGGAACTCGAAGCTGAGATGTTGGAGGATCTTGTCGGGGCACTCTGGAATCTGACGGGCATCGACACCACGCGAATAGACGAAGCGCCACACATGCGCCGTATTGTGGTCGCAGTGGACCCTAGCGGCACCAGCGGTGAATCAGATACAGGCGACAGCATCGGCATCGTGATTGCAGGCAAGGGCATGGACGGGCGCGGCTATGTGCTGGGCGACTATACGTGCAAGCTATCCCCGGACGGATGGGGTAGGCGCACAGTGGACGCCTACAAAACATTCGGCGCGGATCGCGTCGTGGCTGAGCGGAATTATGGCGGCGCAATGGTCGAGCATGTCATCAGGACAGTCGATAAAAACGTGAGTTACAAAGAAGTGACGGCCAGTCGCGGCAAGGTTGTTCGGGCCGAACCGATTGCAGCCCTGTACGAGCAAGGGCGCATCAGTCACGTCGGCGCATTTGGCGAACTCGAAGACCAGATGTGCAGCATGGGTCCCGAAGGCTTTGTAGGTGATGGAAGCCCCGACCGCGTTGACGCGCTGGTGTGGGCGCTGACTGATTTAATGATGGCAGACGATAATTCATGGGAAGGCACAATATGATACTGGACGGCCTTCGTAACATCGTGGCAAATCTCGGCACCGGCCGCGACAAGGCCAGCCACTCCGAGTACGTCGAGCACATGTTGTCCGACGCGCAGTTGATGGCGATGTACCGCACGTCTGCCGTCGCCAAAAAGATCATCGACATGCCTGCCGAGGACAGCCTGCGTGAATGGCGCGAATGGCAGGCGGACGCGGATCAGATCAGCGCGATCGAGGCAGAGGAAACCCGGCTGGGACTGCAAGGTGTACTGATGAAAGCCAGCAAGCGGGCGCGTCTGTTTGGCGGCGCTGCGTTGTTTATCGGCACGGGTGAGCAGAACCTGTTGCAGCCGCTCAATCCCAAGCGTATCGGGCGGGGTGGTCTAAAGTATCTGTCGATCCTGAACCGACGCGAATTGAGCGCAGGCGACATTGAGCGCGATCCGCGCCTGCCTGAGCATGGCAAGCCTAAATACTATACAATGAGCACTGACAGCGGGTCGGTGAACATCCACCCGTCAAGACTGGTGATCTTGCAGGGCGATGAAATCCCCGACGATCAATTTGCCGCTGACTTGAAGGGGTGGAGTGATCCGGTGCTCAATTCGGTGCTCACCAGCGTGCGCAACATGGATGCGACAGCAGCCAACGTGGCCAGTCTGGTATTCGAAGCCAAGATCGACGTGATCGGCGTCAACGGGTTCAATGAGGGGCTGCGCAGCGGTGGCACGGCGTATGAGAATATGATGCTCGCCCGTGCCACGCTCACGGCCACCGGCAAAGGCATCAACGGTACTGTCCTGATCGACAAAGAGGACAGCTACAGCCAAAAGTCTGCCAGTTTCGCCACATTGCCGGACATTATGGATCGTTTCATGCAGCTAACCAGTGCGGCGGCCAGCATCCCCATGACATTGCTGTTCCGCATGTCACCGGGCGGGCTAAATGCTTCGGGTGATGCCGACACGCGCGGATATTACGACCGTGTGAAGGTCATGCAAGCACTGGAATTGCAGCCCGCCATGTCGGTGCTGGATGAATGCCTGATCTATTCGGCGCTCGGCGGCAGACCGGCTGATATATTTTATAATTGGCGACCCCTCTGGCAGCCGACGACAAAAGAGCGTGCCGAAACCGGCAAAATCATAGCCGAGACGTTCGTTGCGATTAGCGGGATGGACCTGCTACCGCCTGAGGCTCTCGGCAAGGCTATCGTGAATGGGCTCACAGAGTCTGGCCTCGCGCCGGGTCTTGAGGCTGACGTGGCGGAGTATTTCGAGGGCGGCGTGCCAGACAATGAAGAGGTTACCGCACCATCGCTACGGGTTGTCGGTGACGCCGCCCCGCGCACGCTTTACGTCCGCCGAGATGTTCTGAACGGCGCTGAGATTATCCGATGGGCAAAGGCGCAGGGCTTCAAAACCACGTTGCCAGCGTCTGATCTGCATGTGACCATCGCATTCAGCCGCGAAGCCGTCGATTGGATGGAAGTTGGCGAAAGCTGGCAACCGAAAGTCGAGGTGTCGCCCGGCGGACCGCGTCTGATGGAGCAATTCGGCGATGCGCGCGTGCTGCTATTCACCAGCGACGAATTGAAATGGCGTCACGAGCGGATCAAAGACGCCGGGGCAAGCTGGGATCACTCAGAATATCAGCCTCATATCACCATTTCATACGATCCAGACGCGCCCGATCTGGCCGACATTGAGCCATATCAAGGGCCGATCATCTTGGGGCCTGAGATTTTTCAGGAAGTCAAAGAGGGTTGGGCAGAAAGGATCGTGGAAATATGACAGATACAGTTGACAGTGCAACCGATGACAGGACTGCAAACAACGCAGTGCGTCACAAATACAGAGTCCTTTCAGATGATGAAAAGGCGCAAATGGTCATGCTGAAAGACATGGGCGCGGCGTTTCTGACGGCGTGTGACGAGATCGGTCAGAGCCGTGAAATGTCTTTGGCAAAAACCAATATGGAGCAGGCGGTCATGTGGGCCGTCAAGCATGTGACAATATGACCGATATCAAATTCACCGACATGGCGGCAATCTCTGGCCTGCGCATCACCGACAGCGGCAACGCCCATGCGGAGGTGCGATGCGCCCGCACGGGGTGCCAGACCTATCTGGGCGCTGAAATGGGCCTGATGGATCGGGAAACCGTGACAGTCTACCGCCCTGAAAGCGCCGTGTTCAGTAAGGACAGCTTGGCGACATTCGCCGGTAAGCCCGTCACGATTGGGCATCCTGCGGAATTGGTCACTGCCGATAACTGGAAAAGTCACGCGGTCGGCGATGTGGGCGACGAAATTGCCCGCGATGGTGAATTCGTCAAGGTGCCATTTCGCCTGTTGGACGCTACTGCGATCAAGTCAGTACAGGACGGCACGCGAGAGATCAGTATGGGCTATACTACGCCGATCCTTATGCAGGACGGCACGGCACCGGACGGCACGCAATACGATGCAATCCAGATCGGGCCAATCAAAATAAATCACCTCGCCATTGTGCCGAAAGCACGTGGCGGTGACGAACTCCGCATCGGTGACGGTGCGGCCAATTGGGGCGCTACGCCCTGTCCACCCAAGAGCAACGTAAAGGATCACGATATGACCATGCTCACTGTGGTGCTGGGCGATCAGGCCGCGCAAGTCGCGGTTGCCGATGCACCGAAAGTCGAGGCGTTCAAAGCGGACGCCGCCAAGAAAATGGCCGATGCCGAAACCGCACACGCCAAGGCAATCGCCGACGCTGACGCAAAGCTGGCAAAGGCTGAAGCTGCACTTGACGCCGAAAAGGCAAAGGTGCTGTCCGATGCCGATCTGGACAAACGTGTTGCAGACCGCGCCGATCTGCTGGCCGTCGCCAAGGGCATCGCGCCTGAGGTGAAAACTGCTGGTCTCGGCGATGCGGCAATCCGCAAGGCCGTTGTCACCGCCAAGCTGGGCGATGCAGTGGAAGGCAAGTCGGACGCGTATATCGACGCGCGGTTCGACATTCTGGCCGAAGACGCTGGTACGGCAGATCCCTTCGCGGATGGCATCAAGTCTGGCGTCAAAGCCACAAACGATGCCGATCTGGCAGGCACAGCCTATGCGTCCAACGTGGCGAGCATGGCCGACGCTTGGAAGTCCGGCCCCAACGCGAAAAAGGAGGCCTAAATCATGGCTGTTCAAACAACCTACGCAACAAACATGGCCGTTGCTTTTAACGGCATGATTGCGAACACCGAACCGAACGTGCTTATCAGCCGTGAAGTCGAGACGGCGGCCATTGGCTTCGGTCTGGCCGTCAAGCAAGGCACAGGCGACAAGCAAGTCGAAGCGGCAACTGCTGCGGCTGACGTTGTGCGCGGCATCACCGTGCGCGACCAATCCGTCACCAACGATGAATTTGGCGTTGGTGAAAGCGCTCTGGTCATGACCAAGGGTGTTGTATGGGTGACTGCCCTTGACGGCGTAGTCGCGGGCGCGCCCGTTTA